CAATTTATGGAGAGTCTAAGCTTAGATGGGAAAATTTTGACCGACACATAAAAAAGTGCGTTACATGCGTTACAAACTCCTAATAATAATAATTTTTTTTTTTTTTTTTTTATTTATTTATGTAAGTTGTTGATTTGTAACGGTTTTTTCGAGCTATGTGTATTACGGGTTGATGTAACGCTCGGCGCTGCAATTTGCGTTACAAACCTGCGATTTGCGTTACATGCGTTACAACCTCATAATAGCCATAGCGTCTAAGCTTAGACGGGCGGCTGCCGTGGCCCCGGCCCTCCCTCACTCACGTACGCACGCGCTCACTGGCTCACTCTCCCGCACGGTCAGACTACTATGACGCTTTCTGTACGCATGGTACAGACGTGGGAACGGCGGCCAAACTGCGGACGCAAAAAAGCCCGGCCGAAGCCGGGCATCGTGGGGGTCTCAGATTAGATGCGGAACATCGTGCGCTTGCCGGTGTAGACCAGCCGCCCGAAAAGGAAATACCCGATTCGGACATCGCGGCCGACGCGGACGTGCATGGTATAGAACATGGCGGTCATTCCTTCGGGGCACGGGCCAGAATGTCCCCGGTGTCCATATCCAGCACGACAATGTACCAATCCCCGTTATCGTCAAAGGTCACCAGATAACCCCGGTTGTCTTTGCCATATCGGGCGGCTAATTCGGTTAATGCTTCGGTCATGATGTTTAATCCTAATGAAAAGCCCGGGCTTGCGCCCGGGCGGGTTGATTACTTGTCGAGCACGGTTTCCTTGAAACCGTCCAGCGAGTCCAGGCACAAGTCCAGCACATCGGCGGCAAAGTCAGTCAGTCCAAGGGCGCGGGCTTGCGCCAGTGCTTTACTGAGGGTTTTGTCCAAGTCGGTGCGGCTGGTGCTGGTGACCTTGCCGGCCTTCGCGGTGCTGGTCTTGCCGGCCTTGCCCCATGGCAAACCCATTTCCGGATTGTTTTTCAGGTCAGCGGAAAACGGCACGCCGTAATGCAGTGCGCGCATGGCGCCTTGAGCATATTCGGTAAACGTCTTTTTCTCGCACGCGCCTTGCGCAGCAAGGTCGACCACGGTTTGCGATTCGCGGATGGCCTTGCCCATGGCCTTCACCGATGCTTCGGCCTTGCCGTTGGTAATAAACCATTGGTCAATAAACTGTTGCATGATTCGGGCGACTTCGGCCGTGGCTTTGACATAGGCTTTATCGGCCTTGTCCATGGTGCGCACAATGGCGAGCGCGGCATTGTCAAAAGACACGGGGGTAATGGTGTTTGCAGTCATGGTGTTTTCCTTTAAGGTTTGCCCGAATCGGTATTGATTCGGTATATGTATTACATCATAAGCGGCGCGCCTTGTCAATCCCTTGGGTAAGTCTAAGCGTAGACCGAATCCGGCCAGCGACGACCCCACCGTACCCCGGGGCCCACAACTGGTTCTGGGACTCCACGCGTCCGCTTTACGCTGAGCTCCGTATCCCCCAACACCACCCCACAACAAAAATAATACAACTACCGACCCCCACCCCCTCTATATAGGAAACACCCCCCGTGCAAAAAATTTGACCCATGCGAAAAAATAACATATACAATGCGCCCATCTTCAGGAGTGCGAACCCCTCCATGGCATACCAAGTCACTGTCGACTACGACGTCCCCCTTGCGGACTACAGCCCTACCTTCGAATCGCTCGAGGATCGGGTGGCTGCCGCACTTGCCACCCTCACAGACACAGATTCCCTCCCCGATGCCATCGACGTGATGGATCAGGCGCTCTCGCGCTCCATTTTTGTGGGCGATCGGATGGCGTCGGACAACGATTTGTCCCAGCCGGGGGTGATTGCGCACATCGGCGCCCTGCTGACCGAGTACGACAGGACCGTGGTGAAGTCTGCTGCACAGCTGCGGACCTACATAACCAACCGGCTGATCCTCGAAACGGACAATGCCGACCCGCGGGTGCGCCTCAGAGCCCTCGAGATGCTGGGTAAAGTCTCCGATGTGGGCCTGTTCACGGACAAAACCGAGATCACGATGCGCCATAGGCCGACAGAAGAGCTCGAGCAGCTGCTGCGCGAGCGCCTGACACGGGTAATCGAAGCCGAAGTGGTCGCGCCGGCCCCTGCCGAGACCCAAAAATCCACTCCGATCGACTTCTCAGAGCTTGAAACGGACGATGGCCCTGCTCAGTGAGACCTCTTTGACCCCAGAATTGCTGGAAAAGGTCATAAAAAGCCTGCCGCACAACGAGGCGGCGGAGCTTTTGGCCATGATGGAGGAGCTCGAGGAGCGAAAAGCAGTCAAAGCGGCGCAGGATGACTTTTTGGCGTTCATTGCGGCCATCGACCGCAACTACAAGTTCGGCACACACCTGCGGCGGCTGGGAAACCTGCTGATGGACGTCGAAGACGGGACCAAAGACCGGATTGCCGTCAGCATGGCGCCTCGTATGGGCAAGTCCCAGATGATTTCCATCTACTACCCAGCGTGGTATTTGGGCCGGCACCCCGACCACAAGGTGATTGTGGCCTCCCACACGGCAGACCTTGCCGTGGTCATGGCGCGCAAGGTGCGAAACCTCATTGCCAGTGCCGAATACGCCCGGATTTTTCCCCAGACCAAGATTGCCAGCGACGCCAAGGCGGCTGCCCAGTGGAACACGACCCAAGGCGGTGAGTATTTTGCGATCGGTGTGGGCGGCGCGTTGGCCGGCCGGGGTGCACACCTCATCATTGCCGACGATCCGCTGTCCGAACAGGACATCAAGGCGGGGAACACCTCCAGCCTCGACACAACGTACGAATGGTTCAGTGCCGGTCTGCGCACTCGTCTGATGCCCGAAGGCAAGATATGCGTGCTGCACACCCGGTGGCACCAGCGAGACCTGATTGGGCGCTTGCTCAAGGATTCGGCCGTCAACGAGGGCGGCGACAAGTACGAGGCGTTCGAATTCCCGGCCATCTTGAACGAGGGCACCGAGAACGAGAAGTCGATCTGGCCCGAGCAGTGGACGCTCGAGGCGCTGCAGAAAACCCGGGCGTCGATGCACCACATCATGTGGCAGTGGTATGCCCAGTACCAGCAGAACCCCACGGCTGCCGAAGCTGCCATCATCAAACGCGATTGGATCAGGTGGTGGCCTCACGAGGACCCGCCCCCGTGCGACTTCATTGTGCAGGCGTTCGATACGGCGCTCACGACCAAGGAACGATCGGACTTCTCTGTGTGCCATACATGGGGTGTGTGGGTGAACGAGGAGGACAACAACTCCACCAACGTGATCCTGCTCAACAAGGTCAAGGGCAAGTACGAGTTCCCCGAGCTCAAGGTCATGGCCCACGAGCAGTACGAAGAATGGCAGCCTGACAGCGTGATCGTGGAAGCCAAGGCCAGCGGCCAGCCGCTCATTGACGAGATGCGCCGATCGGGTATCTTTGTGCAGGACTTCAGCCCGGGTAAGGGGCAGGACAAGATCGCCCGGCTCAACGCCGTGGCCGATATGTTTGCCTCTGGGCAGGTGTGGTTCCCCGAAACGGCATGGGCCAGCTCCACGGTGGAGGAGATTCTTGCGTTCCCGGCCGGCGAACACGACGACGAGGTGGATGCCATGACGCTGGCTCTGGCGCGCGTGCGCAAGGGAGGCCTGTTGCGCCTGCACACCGACAAGGAAGATAATGAGGTCTTCGTAAGGGCCCGTCGTGGGGCGGCATATTATTAAGGATTCGATATGAACATGGTTCCCGGAATTGGCGGCGCGCCCGTTGGGTTGGGTCTGGAGGATGTGGCGGTGGATGACTCCCCGGCCATCGAGATCGAAATTGAGAACCCCGAGGGCGTCACGATCGGCGTGGATGGGCTCGAGATTGACCTGATGCCCGAGGCGGAAACTTCGGATGACATCCCGTTCGACGCCAACTTGGCGGACTTCATGAACGAGGGCGAGCTGCAGAAAATCGCCGGCGACATCGTTGAGCTGGTCGAAGCCGACATCACGTCACGCAGAGACTGGGTAGAGACCTACGTCAAGGGTCTCGAGGTGCTGGGCATGCGCTACGAGGAGCGCACCGAGCCGTGGAACGGCGCATGCGGCGTATTCAGCACGCTGCTGACCGAAGCGGCTGTCAGGTTCCAGAGCGAGACGATCATCGAGACGTTCCCGGCCGCCGGCCCGGTCAAGACAGAAATCGTGGGCGCGATCGACCGCTTGAAGGAAGAAGCCGCGGAGCGCGTGCGCGACGACATGAACTGGCGCCTGACCGAGCAGATGCCCGAGTACCGCACCGAGCACGAGCGCATGCTGTTCAACCTCGGTTTGGCAGGCTGTGCGTTCAAGAAGGTGTATTACGACACCTCCAAGCGCCGGCAAGTCTCCATGTTCATCCCGGCCGAAGACATCATCCTGCCGTGGGGCTGCAGTGGCGTCCGGGACGCCGAGCGCGCCACCCATGTGCTGCGCAAGAGCGAGAATGACTTGAAGCGCCTGCAGGTGGCTGGGTTCTACCGCGACGTCGACCTCGGCGAGCCTCTCACGTTCCACTCGGACATCGAGAAGAAAAAGGCCGAAGACCAAGGGTATACCCTGACGGACGACAACCGGTACCAGTTGTTCGAAGTGCACATCGAGTACGACCTGCCCGGGTTCGAGAACGAGGATGGGCTGGCGATGCCGTACGTGGTCACGATCGACCGCGGCACGAACAAAGTGCTTGCCATCTACCGCAACTGGGAGGAAGATGACAGCACGCATCTCAAGCGCGATCACTTCGTACAGTACGACTACATCACAGGGTTTGGCGCGTATGGCATCGGTTATATCCACCTCATTGGGGGTTACGCTCGGGCTGGCACTTCTATCATCCGGCAGCTGGTTGATGCCGGTACTCTCAGCAATCTACCGGGCGGTCTCAAGTCTCGTGGTCTGAGGATCAAGGGCGACGACACGCCGATCGCCCCCGGCGAGTTCCGTGACGTGGACGTCCCCAGCGGGGCCGTGCGTGACAACATCATGCCGCTGCCGTACAAGGAGCCGAGTCAGGTTCTGGCAGGGCTGCTCGAGAAGATCACCAACGAAGCACGCCGGCTGGGCTCGATCGCCGACATGAACGTCAGCGACATGAGCGCCAATGCTCCGGTGGGTACCACGCTGGCTCTGCTCGAGCGCCAGCTCAAGACCATGAGCGCCGTTCAGGCCCGGGTGCACTACTCGATGAAGCAGGAGTTCAAGCTCCTCAAGCAGATCATCCGTGACCACGCTCCCGAAGAGTATCCGTTCACCCCCGTGGCCGGCAGCCGCATGGCCCTGAAGGCGGACTACGACATGGTGGACGTGATCCCCGTGTCTGACCCCAACAGCTCGACCATGGCCCAGCGGATCATGCAGTACCAAGCTGTGATCCAGCTCAGCCAGAGCGCCCCGCAGATTTATGACCTGCCGCAGCTGCACCGCCAGATGATCGAAGTGCTGGGCGTCAAGAACGCCGAAAAGCTCGTGCCGGTCGAGGACGACATGACGCCGCGTGACCCCATCAGCGAGAACATGGCGTTCCTCACGGGCAAGCCGACCAAGGCGTTCATCTACCAAGACCACGACGCCCACATTGCGGTGCACACCGCGATGATGCAGGACCCCACGATCATGGCCCAGCTCGGCCAGAGCCCGATGGCCCAGCAGATGCAGGCGTCCATCATGGCCCACATCGCCGAACACCTCGCGTTCAAGTACCGCGCAGAAGTCGAGAAGCGACTGGGCGCCACCCTCCCGGCTCCGAACGTCGAGATGCCCGAGGAAGTCGAGGTTCAACTGTCCAAGCTCGTGGCGCAGGCCGCGGCGCAGCTGCTCACCATGAACCAAGGCAAGGCCGCTCAGCAGCAGGCACAGGCCGCCGCGCAAGACCCTGTTGTGCAAATGCAACAGGCTGAGCTCCAGCTCAAGGCCAAGGAAGCCGAGATCAAGGCACTCAAGGTCAAGGGCGATCTGCAGCTCAAGGCCGAGGAGCTCGCACTCAAGGCCAAGGAAGCCGCGGCCAAGACTGGCGAAGACCCGGTGATGGCGGCTCTGGCCATGCAGCAGGAACTCATCCAAGCCCAAGAACTGCACGGCATGGAGATGGCGGCCAAGGCCATGGAGCTGCAGCAGGCTCAGGCGGCGCAGCAACAGCAGATGGCCCAGCAGCAGGCCATGGCGCAGCAGAAGATGGCTCACGGCGGGCAGATTCACGCCATGAAGATGTCCCAGATGATGCAGCCCAAGCCCACAAAGGATGAGTGATGGACACACAAGTTCTTGAGTACCTGAATGGCAAACTGACTGAAGAAGTCAAGGCGGTTGAAGAAAATTTGGCACGAGGCGCAGCTAAAGACTACGCCGAGTACCAAAACCTGTGCGGCGTTATCCGGGGTCTGTTGACCGCACAGCGCGAAATAAACGACCTCTTGCGCAAAGTAAAGGACTACGATGACTCCATTTGATGTGCAGGCCGTGGACCTGTCTGGCATTCTCAACAAACCCGCCGAAGAGAAAGCCAAGCAGATTCCCGATCCTGCAACCTACCACCTCCTGTGCGTTCTCCCGGAGATTGACGAAGAGTATGAAAGCGGTCTGATTAAGGCCGGCCAGACGATGCATTTCGAAGAAGTGCTTTCGCCCGTACTGTTTGTCGTGAAGATGGGCCCGGACGCTTACAGAGACGAAAAGCGCTTCCCCAGCGGCCCAAGCTGCAAGGTAGGTGATTTCGTCTTGGTGCGGCCGAATACCGGCACGCGCATCAAAATCCACGGCAAAGAGTTCCGTCTGATTAACGACGACTCCGTGGAGGCTGTTGTCCAAGACCCGCGCGGCATCACGCGTGCTGCGTAAGGAGATTCATCATGGCTGAATTTGAAAAAGTCGAATTTGAGTTTCCCGACGAGAAAGAGGAAAAGCAGAATGCCCGCAAGGGTGGTTCTGTCGTGGACGTCGAAGACAAACTCGAGGTCAAAGTCGAAGATGACAAGCCCGAGATCGAAGTCGTAGACGACACTCCTGAGAAAGACCGCGGCCGCAAGCCCATGACGGAGCCTCCCAAAGAGGTGACGGACGATGAGCTGGCCAAGTACGACGAGAGCGTGCAAAGCCGCATCAAGCACTTCACCAAGGGCTACCACGAGGAGCGCCGCGCCAAAGAGGCGGCCCAGCGTGAGCGGGAAGAGGCGCTGCGTCTGGCTCAGCAGCTCGTTGAGGAAAACAAGAAACTCAAAGGGTCCCTTTCGCAAGGGCAAAATGCGCTGCTGGAACAGGCCAAAAAGGTCGTCGCCAACGAGGTCGAACAGGCCAAGCGCAAGTACAAGGAGGCTTATGAATCCGGTGATGCCGATGCCTTGGTTGCAGCTCAGGAAGAACTGACCGCCGCCAAGATCAAATCAGACCGGGTAAATAAATTTAAGCCCGCCCCTGTACAAGAAGAACGATCTGAGGTACAAATCCCCCAACAGACGCCGCAGGCGCCTCAAGTAGACCCACAACTACGAGCATGGCAGGACGAAAATCCGTGGTTTGGGCCCAATAAACGTATGACTGCGTACGCATTGGGACTGCATGAGGAGCTGGTGGCTGACGGGATTTCCGCTGGAAGTGAAGATTACTACAAGGCAATCGACACGGAAATGCGGGCTCGGTTTCCCGATGTGTTCGAGTCCGGAAAACCCGAGAAATCTGAGGATGCGCGTACTCCTCCAAAAAAGTCGAACGTCGTCGCACCAGCGACTCGCAGCACAGCGCCCAAGAAAATCGTGCTGACGAAGACGCAGGTCGAACTCGCCAAGCGGCTGGGTGTTCCTCTGGAACTCTATGCTCGTAAGGTTGCGGAAGAAATGAGGAAATGAAAATGGACCAGACTGAAAACCCCCGCGCTCCGCGCTCCCTGAAAACTCGTGATGCCGACGAGCGTCCTAAACAATGGATGCCGCCCCAGCTTCTGCCTGATCCGACCCCGGAACCGGGCTATGCGTACCGCTGGATTCGTATCAGCACGATGAATCAGTCCGATCCACGTAACATTTCCGGCAAACTCCGCGAAGGCTGGGAACCCGTTAAGGCGTCTGCCCATCCCGAGATCAAGTTGTTTGGTGAAGAGAACGCTCGCTTCCCGGACGCCGTGATCGTGGGTGGTCTGATGCTTTGCAAAACACCTGCTGAATTCGTCGAACAGCGCAACTCGTACTACGGCCAACAAACCGAGTCGCAGTTGCAGTCCGTCGATAACAGCTTCATGCGCGAGGGTGATGCGCGGATGCCTCTGTTCAAAGAACGGAAGTCCACCGTCTCCTTCGGTAAAGGTATCTGACACTTTTTTGGAGTCAACAAATGGCATATCCTACCGTCGATAAGCCGTATGGTTTCCAACCGATCAATCGTATCGGTGGTACTCCGTACGCCGGGTCTACCCGACTCGTCCCCATCGTCTCTTCGGCTGGCCTCACTTCGGCCGCCATGTATGACGGTGATCTGGTTGAACTGACTTCTGCTGGCACCTGCCAGACGATCTCGAGTGGTTCGGCCGCCCCCCAAGCTCTGGGTGTTTGCGTTGGCGTTCAGTACGTCAACAGCATGGGTCAAACCGTGCAAGCTCAGTACGCTCCCGCTGGCGCTTCCAACGCCGTGGCCTACGTTGTGGATGATCCGTACGCTCTGTTCAAAGTGGTGGCTGTGTCTTCGGGCACTACCGTTGCCGCTCTGGGCCGTACCGCTGTGGGTCAAAACAGCTCGGTTGTTCTGAACTCTGGCAGCGCCACCACCGGTGACTCTGCACAGGCTATCAGCACCACCACTGCTACCACCAACACCCTGCCCATCCGCATCATCGACGTGGTTCCTGAGACCGCTACCGGTGCCGATGCTTTCGTGGAACTGATCGTCAAGATCAACACCCACACCTACAACAACACCACTGGCGTCTAAGGAGTAGATCATGGCAATTAGTCGCGCACAACTGCTCAAAGAACTGCTCCCCGGCCTGAACGCTCTGTTCGGTCTGGAGTACGCTCGCTACGGCGAAGAGCACAAGGAAATCTACGAGACCGAAACTTCGGAGCGTAGCTTCGAAGAAGAAACCAAGCTGTCTGGCTTCTCCGCCGCTCCGGTGAAGAACGAAGGCTCTGCCATTGCTTATGACAATGCGCAGGAAGCTTGGACTGCTCGTTACAACCACGAAACCATCGCCATGGGCTTCTCGATTACCGAGGAAGCAGTGGAAGACAACCTGTACGACAGCTTGTCCAGCCGCTACACCAAGGCTCTGGCTCGTGCCATGGCATACACCAAGCAGGTCAAGGCCGCTTACGTTCTGAACCAAGGTTTCAACAGCTCCGTGACCTACGGCGACGGTGTTTCCCTGTTCAGCACCCAGCACCCCCTGATCTCTGGTGGCGTGAACAGCAACCGTCCCTCGACCGCTGCCGACCTGAACGAAACGTCGCTTGAAAACGCCGTGATTCAGATCGCTGGTTGGACCGATGAACGCGGCCTGCTGATCGCTGCCAAGCCCAAGAAACTGATCGTGCCCCCGGCCCTCCAGTTCGTTGCTACTCGTCTGCTGGAAACCGAACTCCGCGTCGGTACCGCTGACAACGACATCAACGCCCTGAAGAACAACGGCTCGATCCCCGAAGGCTACACGATCAACCACTGGTTGACCGACACCAACGCTTGGTTCCTGACCACTGACGTGCCCAACGGTCTGAAGCACTTCGTTCGTACTCCCCTCCAGAATTCCATGGATGGTGACTTTGACACCGGCAACGTCCGTTACAAGGCCCGCGAGCGTTACAGCTTCGGCGTCTCTGATCCTCTGGGTGTGTACGGCAGCCCCGGCGCCTAATCACTTCGGTGGAAAAGTAGAAAAAGGGGCCTTGTGCCCCTTTTTCTTTTGGGGTATATTGCACATACGTCTGGGATTTTCTCGCGCATCAAACTGACCCAGCAGACGACTTGCCGATTGATGCGCTGATCTCGCAAGTGAGGACACTGCAATGTCTAATACGACCTTCTCCGGTCCAGTTCGTTCCCAGAACGGCTTCCAAACTGTTTCTGTCAACGCCACCACTGGCACCGTCACCGTCACCTCTTCTATCGGTAACGACGTGATTCTGGGCACCCAATCGCTGTCTGGCGCTGGCGCTGTCGATGTCACCAACGCTTTCACCCAACTGACCACCACTGGCTCTGCGCAAGCTCTGACGCTGGCTGACGGCACTGTGGGCGAGATCAAGATCATCAGCCACGTCGTTGACGGCGGTTCTGCTGTTCTGACGCCCACCACCAAGATCGGCTTCTCGACCATCACCTTCACCAACGTGGGTGACTCGGCCATGCTGGTCTACACGTCTGCTGGCTGGGACATCGTTGCCCTCAACGGCGCTGTTGCTGCCTGATAGGAGCCCGACATGGGTATGCAAACCGACGTTAAAGCGTCCCATGTGGAAGCGACGGGCACGGCTGTGTCCGGTCGCATCCGGGTGAAGGGCTACCAATGCCTTTCCGGCGGAACCGCCGGGGACATCATCTTCCGGGACGGCGGAGCGTCGGGCACCATCCGGCTGCAGTTCAACATCCCCGCCAACACGAACAACCCGTTTGCGAACCTGATCCCCGGTGAGGGCATCCTGTTCAATACCGACGTTCATGTGACGCTGCCCACGGCGGCCAAGGTGACGGTGTTCTATGGCTAAGTCTCCAGCATGGCAGCGCAAGGAAGGCAAGAACCCCGAGGGCGGCTTGAACGCCAAGGGGCGAGCCTCTGCCAAAAAGCAGGGCATGAACTTGAAACCGCCCGCTCCAAAGCCGAAGACAAAGGCCGACGCCGGCCGGCGCGCCTCTTTCTGCGCGCGGATGAGTGGGATGAAAGAGAAGCTCACGTCCGAAAAGACGAAGAAAGACCCGGATAGCCGTATCAACAAGAGCCTGCGGGCTTGGAACTGCTGATATGAAACACGAACTCTCTGAATCTTCTAAGCATATCGTGGACGCCTTGTCGGTGGCCACGGTGTTGGGGACCCTTGTAGAAATGCTTCCTTCGATCGCCGCTGTATTCACGATTGTTTGGACCAGCATCCGTATCTGGGAAACCAGTACGGTGCAGGGGCTGCTTGGCCGGGGTAAGAAAAATGCCGTCGACGAGTAAAAAGCAACACAACTTCATGGCGGCGGTGGCCAACAACCCCGAGTTCGCCAAGAAAGCTGGAGTGCCTGCGTCTGTGGGCAAGGAATTCATCAACGCGGACAAGGGCCGCAAGTTCAAAGAAGGTGGCGATATGAAAGAGTCCAAAGAGATGATGAAGAAGGAAGTGGCCTTCATGAAAAAGAAGGGTGCCCCCAAGTCGATGATCAAGCACGAAGAAGCTGAAGCCAAGGGCTACAAGAAGGGCGGCGGTATCGCTACGTCCCTGAAGGCCCACGCTGCTGCACCCGCTTCCAAGGCTCACGCTGGCATGAAGGCCGGCGGCTTCGTCAAAGCCGCTGATGGCATTGCCAAAAAGGGCAAGACCAAGGGCGCCATGGTCAAGATGGCCTACGGCGGCAGCTGCAAGTAAGGAGCAATCATGGCTAAAAAAACTCCTCGTTACATGTCCAATACGGCAACAGAGGGCGTCGACCGTGACGGTTATCGGTACACCGACCGTGAGGTCAGTGATAAGCCGTTCCCGGGCCAAGGTTCTGAGTATTTTGGCAAAGAGGTCGATGAAGCTGTTGGCGCCGGTCGCGGTCGCGTAAACCCGCCTATGGTGAAGCCAAGACGGTCCGCGGCAGTTGAGCAGGCGATCCAAGAAATGCAAGACGCCAAGGACCGTAAAAAGGTTGAGGCCATGGGCTTCAAAAAAGGCGGCTCTGTTGGCTCTGCCTCCAAGCGCGCTGACGGCTGCGCCACGCGGGGCAAGACCCGCGGAAAGATGGTGTAACCATGCGCGCCAGTCGCGGAATGGGGGCGATCGCCCCCTCTAAAATGCCCAAAGGCGTGCGGAAAGCCCGCCGGGACGACACTGACTTCACGCAGTACGCCGAAGGCGGAGCCGTCAAGTCCAAGGTCAACGAGGCTGGCAACTACACCAAGCCGGGCATGCGCAAGTCGCTGTTCGAGAAGATCAAGGGCCAATCTGTGCAGGGTACCGGCGCAGGTCAGTGGTCTGCCCGCAAGGCGCAGCTGCTGGCCAAGCAGTACAAGGCCAAGGGCGGGGGATACAAGGATTGAAGCAGCCGCAGAAATCGCTCAAGGACTGGACAGACCAGAAATGGCGTACCAAGTCCGGCAAGCCGTCGTCGAAGACGGGGGAGCGGTATCTGCCCGAGGCAGCCATAAAATCTCTTTCCCCGGCTGAATATGCGGCTACCACGCGCGCGAAACGCGCAGGCAAGGCTGCTGGCAAGCAATTTGTGGCGCAGCCCAAAACGGTCGCAAAGAAAACAGCAAGGTTCCGATAATGACGACTTCAGGCACCACCCTCTTTAATCCTGACCTCACCGAGATCGTCGAGGAGGCGTTTGAGCGCTGCGGGGGTGAGCTTCGGACCGGCTACGACCTGCGTACGGCACGTCGTTCGATGAACCTGATGTTCACGGACTGGGCCAACCGCGGCATCAACATGTGGACGATGGAGCAGGGGCAGCAGATTCTGACCCCCGGTACGGCCACGTACAACCTTCCAGAAGACACCGTTGACCTGCTTGACCATGTGATTCGCACGGGCGCAGGCAGTGTTTCGACGCAGGCGGACCTGACCATCACCCGGATCAGCGAGCCGACCTACGCCACGATCCCCAACAAACTGACTCAGGCCCGGCCGATCCAGATTTGGATTGAGCGCCTGAACACCCCCCGCTTCACGGTCTGGCCTGTGCCGGACAACACCCAGCAGTACATCCTTGTGTACTGGCGCCTGCGTAGGATTGACGACGCGGGCAACGGTGTGAACACGATGGATATGCCGTTCCGGTTCTACAACGCCATGGTGGCTGGCTTGGCCTACTACCTCGGGATGAAGGTCCCCGGCGCGATGGAACGTCTTCAGGTGCTCAAGCAGCAGTACGATGAGGCTTGGGAGCTGGCCGCTGGCGAAGACCGCGAGAAGGCCGCTGTCAGGCTGGTGCCGCGTCAGATGTTCATTGGGGGCGGCCTGTAATGGGAAACCGCTTTGCGGACGGCAAAAAGGCGATTGCAGAATGCGACCGCTGTGGGCAGCAGTTTCGGCTCAAAAAGCTCAAGACCGAGATCATCAAGCAGCGTCGCTACGAGCTGCTGGTGTGCCCCGAATGCTGGGACCCAGATCACCCGCAGTTGATGCTGGGTACGTTCCCGGTTGACGACCCGCAGGCATTGCGTAACCCGCGCAGGGATACGACCTACGTCACTTCTGGCCTGACCTCTGGCGGCACGATCGGTGAAGGTAGTCGTAACATCCAGTGGGGCTGGAACCCTGTTGGGATGTCTGAGAATTTTGACGCTCAGCTCACACCAAACAACTTGGTGGCGCTGGGTTTTGTTGGTACAGTTACGGTCACTACGACATAAGGAGTCGATTATGGCTTACACACGTTCTGCTGATGGCGTCGCCAAAAAAGGCAAGACCGAGGGTAAAAATCTTGGCAATTCTGGCCCTACCGTTGGTATTCAGCGCGAGGTCAAAGGCAAAGGCGGCAAGCGCAACATCGACATGAAGACGATGGGTCGCGGTCTGGCCAAAGTTGCTGCACAGAAGCGAGGCTAATCATGGCAAAGTACAGCATGAAAAAGGGCGGCAAAGAAGTCGGCCCTGCCAGCGTTTACGCTGAGCCCCACACCATGACCGGCAAGAAAGTCACTGCTGCCGGTGAGATTGGCAAGGGCAAAAACGAAGCTTCGCTGGAGTCGTATGACCTGAGCGTCGGCAACGTGCGCAAGGGTTCGGCTCCTGCCCCTAAGACCAGCGGCATCAAAATCCGCGGTACTGGCGCAGCGACCAAAGGCGTGATGGCTCGTGGCCCGATGGCTTGAGGCGTAAATGAACTACACCGACCTGAAAGCTAACATTGCGCGAATCTGTGAAAACACTTTCACAGATGCTGAATACGCCATGTTCACGCAACAGGCGGAGCAGCGCATTTACAACTCAGTGCAGTTGGCCAACCTGCGCAAGAACGTCACGGGTACGCTGTCTGGGGGTAACAAGTATCTCTCTGCCCCGAGCGACTTCCTGTCTTCGTACTCGTTGGCTGTTGTGGACACTGACGGCAACTACCACTACTTGCTCAACAAGGATGTGAACTTCATTCGTGAAGCGTACCCGCAGAGCGGGTATGAGGGGCTGCCGAAGTTCTACGCCATCTTCGGCCCGACGACAACCAATTCTGTCCCGCCGGTGATCACTACCGAGTTGTCGTTCATTCTTGGCCCGACGCCGGATGACGCATACACGGTGGAGCTGCATTATTACTACTACCCCGAGTCCATCGTCACTGCTGGAACGTCGTGGCTTGGCGATAACTTTGACAGCGCCCTGCTCAACGGCGCATTGGTTGAGGCCATTCGGTACATGAAGGGCGACGCTGATCTGGTCAAGCTCTACCAAGAGATGTACGTTCAGTCGATCACTCTGCTCAAGAATCTGGGTGATGGCAAGCAGCGCATGGATGCCTACCGTGATGGGCAAGTTCGGATCAAGGTGAACTGATGGCTATCATCCAAGGAATGTGTACGAGTTTCAAGCGTGAGCTGCTCAATGCCGTTCACGACTTCAGCACTGACACATTCAAAATCGCCCTGTACGCCGCATCGGCCAATCTGGGCGCGGACACCACTGCCTACACGGCTTCGGGAGAAGTCAGCGGCACTGGGTACACCGCTGGGGGCATCGCTCTCACCGTCAACCCCACTCCGACAACCTCTGGAACCACAGCGCTTGTGTCATTCAACACCGCTGTTTTCAATGCCGCGTTGACCGCTCGCGGAGCGCTCATCTACAATTCTTCAAAGAGCAACGCGGCGGTTATCGTTTTGGATTTTGGGGCTGACAAAACCATGTCCAACTTCACGGTGGAGTTCCCACCAGCAACCGCAAACAGCGCAATCCTGCGCATCGCATAGGAGCAATCATGCAATCCGAAAAAATCAACCCCGTGGACTCCGCCGCTGTCGCTGTTGCGCAAGGCGCTGGCCAGTTTGAACAAGTTTCCATCACCGGCGCTTACACCGTCGAGTGCTTCGACGCTGACGGCAACCTGAAATGGTCCGAGCAGATCAAGAACCTCGTGGTGACCGTTGGCAAGAACGACCTGCTCGACAAGTATTTCAGCGGCTCGGCTTACACCGCCGCATGGTATCTTGGCTTGGTCAACTCGGGCGCTACCTACGCCGCTGGCGACACCATGTCTTCGCACGCTGGCTGGACCGAGAACACCGGCTACTCGAACTCGACTCGCCCCGCTCCCACTTGGGGTTCGGCTTCTTCTGGTTCCAAAGCCACGACGGCCACCTCTTTCAGCATCAACGCAACCGGCACCATTGGCGGCGCGTTCATGACTACCAGCAACACCAAGGGCGGCACTACGGGCATCCTGTACTCCGCTGGCAACTTCACTGGCGGCAACCGTTCTGTGGTCTCTGGCGACACGCTGAACGTCACCTACACCGCTTCCGTCTAAGGAGATCGACATGGCTGCAAATTTCAAACCCGGCGCTCAAGTCAAGCTGAACGTGGCCCTGCCGCAAGGCGAGGTCAAGCAGCTGGACGTCAACCAAGACGGAGACATCCAGTACCTCGTTGAGTACACCGATGCCGCTGGTGACACCCACCAGCGTTGGTTCAAAGAAGACGAGCTGATCGGGGCCTGATAAATGGCGTACGTTGTAGCTGATCGCGTCAAGGAAACCTCGACGACCACAGGCACGGGTAACTTCACCCTTGCTGGCGCGGCCACGGGTTTCCGCACCTTCAGCTCGACTGTCGGTACAGGCAACACCACAACGTACGTCATTACCAACTCCACCGGCTCCGAATGGGAAGTCGGTCTCGGCACTCTTAGTGGATCAACCACACTGGTCCGCACGCAGGTTTTCTCCAGCTCGAACTCGGGCAGCGCGGTCAACTTCTCGGCAGGCACAAAGAGCGTATTTGTGTCGATGTCCGCCGCCCCGAAGAACAGCAACACCATTCTTGGCACGGACGCCGGGTTTTCGCCCGATTCGTACCAGTTCACCACGGTTCTTGGGTATGGAGCATCCGTCACGAGCGACTACGCTACCGCCGTAGGCCAGTACGCCACGGCGTCTGGCAGTAATGCTGTCGCAGTAGGTGGCGGAACGGCGGCGTCGGCAATGAGCGCTACCGCCGTTGGCCAGCAGGCAAACGCAGGTGGTGGCGGGGCTTCGGCGTTTGGGGTGTACGCAAATGCGGGCGGCAGCAATGCCGTTGCCGTCGGCAACACTGCCCAAGCCAGCGGTGCTTACGCCGTTGCGGTAGGCACGTCATCTTCGGCATCTGCTGCAAACAGTGTCGTTGTTGGTGCCAGCAGTTCTGTTACGGGCTTGTCTGCCCCATACGATAACTGTGTTGTGGCTGGATACAACTCCAGCACAACTGGCGGCATTACGATCGGCAGCAACTCCCCCGGCAACCTGAAGAACGGCGCAATCATCATTGGGCACGGCATCACCCCGCTTGAAGACGATGCCACGTACATGAACAAATTCCGCACGGGTGTGACGCCCGTTGGAACGGCATGGACGCTGACTTGGGATGATTCCACCAAAGAGGTGTATGCCGCGTCGTCAGGCCCTGTTGTCCCCAACTGGTACATGTATCAGGACAACGGTTTTGGTGCGGCAATTTCTTTGGCGCTTCCTGCTGCTACGCCGTCTACTATGCCAGCTGGATCATACAACTGGCTGCAGTCAATCGGCACTTGGTCAACTCCGTCTGGTTGGTTCAGCTCAAGCGGGTACTTTTTTAATGGGTACACCTACGCTCAGGCGTATGGAGGCCCCTCCTACCCTCTGGCAGACCCAACAGTCACCAGTCCTACGGCTTACGGCCTCGCCATCTCTTACTACATGGGGTACGAGGCAGATACAGGCGCAACCAACACAGTGCAGCTTTATTACGGGCCCAGCACGTTCCAAAGCTCGGGTTCTACGATGGTGGTGCCAGGCTTTTCGGTGTTTGGCACCACTCAGTACGGGCACGCAATCGTCATGCTTTCCGGAAACTACACAACTGGATTCACTCCGGCCAGCGGTAGCTTCTCTGTATTGGATACAGTCTACGATTCGTACTCAAATACCACGTTCATTTTCATTGATGTTGATGCCGCCGGTGTTTCTTCCATGAGCAGTGGGGGCGGTATTGGCTCGATCGGCGGCTTCACAAGCTACGCCGTCATTTTTTGGTACAACTACTGATGGCACACAAATTCTTTGTCCTCGTTGCTGACGGTGTGCCTTCTGGGGAAGTTTTGCCGGAGGGTCTAGTGCCATCTGGTGCCACCGGATACCAAGTGGTGGCCATTCCCGCTTATCCGCAGGACGGACGCAAGTACGTGCCGGGCAGCCCGCGCTTTGAAGAGGGCGTGTTGGTTGCCAGCTGGGTCGAGATTGAAGACCCAACGTACGAGGTTCGCACCGCCATCCGCGCCCGCAATGAACGCAGCAATCGTGATGCCCGCATCAAAGCGTTTGAGTGGCGGTATGCCCGCTACGATCGCAACGCCCGGCTGGGCCTGCCGCAGCAGGATGACCTTGCCAAAATGGACGAGTATGTTCAGGCGCTTGCCGATGTGACCGAACAGGATGGATTTCCTTGGGTGATTGACTGGCCGGTCTACGCGCCATAAGCGGAGGTAGGAATGCTGTTTGGCGATTCCGCGTTCAGTGAACTGGCATTTGCGGAAGAGCCAGTCACCTCCCAGACCTACTCTGTCAGTCTGACAGAAACGGCTTCTGCTGCGGATTCTCTCGCGGCAACGGTTGGCCTTGTCGCGGCACTCACCGAATCGGTTACTGCCACGGATTCAGTGGCGGCTGCTGCGGTTTTTGCTTCCGCCCTGACTGAATCCGTCACAGCGGCTGATTCCGTATCTGAGACCACTGCACTGGGCGCGGCGCTTACCGAATCCGCAACTGCCGCCGACACTGTTACCGGCGGGGTTGATCTTGCCTCCAGCCTAACAGAGACAGTCTCGGCCGCAGACGCCACGGACGCGACATTGGTCATTTCTGCCGCTCTGACCGAAACGGTGTCTGCGGCAGATACCGTCAGTGCGGGGGCGGACTTTGTAAGCGACCTGACAGAAACCGCATCTGCCACGGACGCTGTGAGCGCACAGCAAGATTTTTCGGAATCGCTGACCGAAATTGCCGCCGCAACCGACTCTGTAAGCACGACGCAAGACGCCGTGGCAGACTTGACCGAAACGGTATCCGCTTCCGACTCTGTTGATGGCGTCACAACGATCGGGGTTGACGTTGCTGAGAGCGTAACCGCCACAGACACGCAGGATGCTTCTGGAGACTTCGTTGCCGACCTGACGGAGATCGTTACGGCGGCCGACGCTGTTGACGCAGGGCTTGATGCCGTCGGGTTTGTTGACGAGTCTGTTGTCGCTGTAGATACGGTCGAGTCCACGCACGGTATTGTTGAGGTCGTCGAAGAGACGGTTACGGCCACGGACACCGTAGACGCCGTGAACACGATGAACACTGACGTGGCGGAGACGGTCTCTGCCGCAGACTCAGTGGATGGTGTTCTGACGATACCCACATCGGTGTCCGAGACGGTTACGGCCACGGATGAAGTCTCTTCCAGCGCTGATTTTGTTGCTGACCTGACTGAGACTGTCACGGCGGCCGATACCGTTGATGCTGGCGTTGAGTTTTCTGCGGACGTGGCTGAAACGGTTACTGCGTCGGATCAAGTCGTTGCTTCGGTAGATTTTGCCGCTGCAATAGAGGAGACTGGCACTGCGGGCGATGCGTACGACGTGACGCAGATAATGCCCGTGGATGTTTCTGAGTCCGTATCGGCTCTGGACGACTATTCCGCTGCGGGCAGCACGTACAACGTGACAGTGATTGAACTTCTGACCGCCCAAGACTCTGTGGTCGGCGTGCTTCAGTGGGAAATCATTAACGATTCTGAAACAACATCGTGGGGTAATATCAACTCCGCGCAGTCCTCTGGTTGGGTTGTCGTGAACGACTACGATTCGCAGGTTTGGACGCCGATTTATTGAGGGTGCTGACATGCTTGACGTGTTGCTTGATCCAGACAAGGCGCTTGATGCGGTAAACAAGGCTGTTGCGCTGGTCAAAAAGGCGGCGAAGACGGCTGACAACGTTGAGTCCCTTGGCCCCCTGCTGGGCAAATACTTCGACGCCAAGGCTCAGGCTGTTGCATCCGCGCAGGCGGCCAAGGCATCGGGTTCGTCCATGGGCAAAGCCATGGAGATCGAGCTGGCCATCGAGGCGCAAAAGGACTTCGAAAACCAGCTCAAAGACCTGTTCTGGGCCGCCAACAAGATGGACGTCTGGCAGCGCATCAAAGCCCGTGAGGCTGCGATGAATGTCGAAGCCGCCAAGGCGGCGGGTGCTGCCAAGCGGGCTGCGGCCAAGAAGAAAAAAGAGCAGGAAGAGATGATTGAGATCACGATTGCGGTCGTGATTGCGTTGGTGCTGCTGGGCGTGATGGTCTGGGGCGGCTTTCAACTGCTGATGTACTGCAAAAAGACGGGCTGTGGGTGAGCTGGAACTGGAAGGCGGGCATCAAGGAGTTCGACTCAAGGCTTCAGCGCTTTGTGAAGAACCCCAAAATCCATGCCATTCTTGCGCTCTACTTTTTGTGCGACATCCTGCCTCGGCTGCCTGACCCGGTGGCCAAGAAGATTGCGGACAAGGTGATGAACATGTTGGGACTTGGTGAATGAAGTACCTTTTCGTTGTGATGCTGCTGGCCTTGGTTGGTTGCCAAGACCACTATCGGTATCCGTGCCAAAACCCGGACAACTTTGCCAAGGCCGAGTGCCAGAAACCCAAGTGCCTGTTCACGCAGATGTGCCCCGAGTACCTTGTAGCCCCCATTCTGGAGAAGCAAGTCAATGCCGTTCAAAATCCTCAACCCGCATCCGAAGCAGCAGCTAACCGCTGACGACATCGAGGTCCGCATCTGGGGCTTCGTGGTCGTGGTGGTCACGCTGATCCTGTGCTTCATCGTGGCCGCCATGCTGTATTCGGTGATCTTCGTGGTGCAGCCCATCAAGTCGATGGCGCCGATCGACCAAGCATTTACCAAGATGCTCAATGACATCGTGCTGCTCATCGTGGGCGGTATCGGCGGGGTCATGTCCAAGCGGGCCACCCGGGCGGTGGCAGAAGCGATTGCACCCAAGCCCCCAGCATCCCCTGCCCCTGCTCCCGTGCCCGGAGGTGAGCCCCCAAAGCCCCCGGCCCATCCGGTAGTGCCTGACTGGAACTGGATGGGCTACAAGAACCCAGACCTCGACGAGAGCTGGACACCCCCACCTCCGCCGTCCACCCCGGCCGACCACGTTCATCCGGAGTTTGAAGAGATCGCGCACGAGCGTGCCGCCGCAAGGAGCGACCAATGACCAGATACCTGATCGCTGCAGCCGTTACGCTGCTGATCGTGCTTGGCTTGTACCGTTGGGGCTATCACAATGGCTGGTCCACGCGTGACGCCGAGATGCAGGCCGAAATCGCCAAGGCCAACGAGGAAGCTCGCCTGCTCGAGCGGACCATGAACGAGAAGCTCAATTCCACCACTGCCAAACTTCAGGAGGCCAACAATGTCATCGACAAAAAACAGTCTGACCTTAACCGCGCTATTGCTGCTGGCAGGGTGCGCTTCCCCGCCCCCAGTTGTGTACAAGCCCCCGCAAGTGCCGCCCCTGCCGCCGTCAATCAGCAAGCAGCAGCCCAACCTGACCGACCGGCTGACCAACCTTCTGATGCCGAGCGAGAAACCCTCCGACTCATCGCCCAGATCGCAGCAGACGGGGACCGGGCCATCAACCAGCTCAACGCCTGCGTCGACGCCTACAACCAAGTGAGGGAGCAGATCAATGGTCAGCGCTGAGCAGCTCAAGCTTCTGCACATCAACCCAGAGCTTGCGGACGCCTTCAACCAGACGTTTGACCGTTGGGGCATCTCCACGCCCGTGCAGCAGGCGGCGTTCATTGGCCAGTGCGGGCACGAGTCGGGCAACTTCAGAATCCTTGAGGAGAACCTGAACTACGCTGCCGATCGCTTGATGAAGATTTGGCCCAAACGGTTCCCCACGCTGGAGGCGGCCCAGCCGTACCATCGCAATCCGCGCAAAATCGCCAACAAGGTCTATGCCAACCGGATGGGCAACCGGGATGAGGCTTCTGACGATGGGTGGCGGTTTCGCGGCTCCGGCTGGATTCAGCTCACCGGGCATGACAATTTCTACCATTTCAGCCAAGCGATGGGCGAGGATTTCGTCATGAAACCCGATTTGGTACGCACTCCGCTGTATGCGGCCCACAGTGCTGGGTGGTTTTGGCAGACCCAGAAGCTCAACCGGTTCGCAGATGCCCGGGACTGGACACTGCTGACAAAGCGCATCAACGGTGGGACAATCGGGTTAGACGATCGCATCAAGCACACCAACCATGCGTTGGCTGTCCTGACCACATGAAGGTGTTAGATGGCACTCAAAAAACTTAGCCTCAAGCCCGGTGTGAACCGTGAGAATACTCGGTACACCAACGAGAACGGCTGGTACGAAAGCCAGTGGGTCCGTTTTCGCCAAGGCACGCCTGAAAAAATCGGCGGGTTTGCTCCTTATATCAGCCCCGACGGCTTCTCCACCCCGTTTGATGGCGTGGCCCGCAGCGTTCTGCCCTACACAAACTCGTACGATTTCGCAACTTTTGCAAATACATCGACTATCCCGACTCGACTTTTTGTAGCGACCAATCAAGGGGCATTTTCCACTCGGCGCCTTTACCCCACCGGGGAGGATTTACGCACGCCACTTGTATTTCCGCTTAACCCGTCTAGCGCGACGGGTACCGTCGACTACTACATTGAAAATGTTACCTGCCAAATTATCCCGAACTCCCCGACTGCATCCGAGGCAGAGGTGCGGCTTACGTTCAACTCAACCACTACTGGCGTTGTCTCAAACTCGGTGTTTTATATTGGGCAGCAAGTCAAAATCACGAACATCGGGATCGTGTTTGGACCGCCTAATGATTTGTACACCGTGTATTACGCTGGCGTTGCAGGGTCCAGCTTTTTTGATGTTCGGGTGAAATATACCCCGGTCGGCACGATGCCGTCGCCAGCTACTGTCAACACCGGAAAGGTGTCCGTATATTTTGAAGCCCGGCCTGACATTGCAACAACCTTAAACGAGGTGACGCTCTGGAGCCAGAGCCTGTTCGGCAACTCTGTCATTTTTAACCGACGCGGCGGCCCGATTTATGTGGACGGGTATTCTTTGAACGCGTTGGGCTTGCCCCCATCGCCATCTCTCGCGCCGGCGTCGGCGCCGCCGATCAATACCAACTTTGTGCTCGTCTCAGACGTCAGCCGGTTTGTGTTTGCGTTCGGCACGCAGCCTTACTACACGACGCCAGTCGGTGGAACATACCCGCTTATTCAACCCGTAGACCCCTTGCTGATCCGCTGGTCGGACCAAGAAGACTACGCTGAATGGGCTCCGGCGGCCACCAATCAAGCAGGCGAGCTCCGGCTTTCCAGAGGTTCCGAGATCATCACGGCGATTCAGGCCCGACAGGAAATTCTGGTCTGGACTGACACGGCGCTTTACACCTTGCAATTTGTGGGTGCGCCAGTCGTGTGGGGGGCTCAGATCGTCGGCGACAACATCACCATCATCAGCCAGAACGCTGCTGCGTACGCTGGTGGCACGGCCTATTGGATGGGCGACGGCAAGTTCTATCGGTATCGCGGTACGGTTGAAACGCTGCGCTGCGACCTGCGCCGGTACGTGTTTGAGGATATTGACCCCACCCAAAACTGGCAAGTGACTGCGGGCACCAACGAGCAGTTCAACGAGGTGTGGTGGCGGTATGTGTCCAAAGATGCGGCAACCACGCTGCAGCCCAATAAGTACGTCGTCTACAACTACGTGGAAGACATCTGGTACTACGGCAGCGACGACGCTTCGGCGCAATTTGACACCCGGCTGGGGTATTCCACTGGCCCACTTAAGGCGCGCGCAACCATGAGTGAAGTACCTTCGCCCACTGCGAGCACAATCATCTACCAGATGGAGTACCGAAACGACTGGTTCGAGTACGGCGCCGGAAACGTTACCGCCATCCCTGCGTACATCATCAGTGCAGAATTCGACCTTGATGACGGGCATCAGTTCATGTTTGCGTGGCGCATGCTGCCTGACATGACCTTTGCCGGCTCGGATACCCCTGACCCGGAGGCCACACCGCCTATCCCGGTCCCGTCTGTGCAGTACACCCTGCTGCCCATGAAGAACTCTGGCTCTGGCGTGACCAACCCGGCTTCGGTCGGCGGGGACAACGAGGCGCAGATTGTCCAGACGGCCCCGGAAACCACATACACGATCGAAGAGTTCACCGGGCAGGTCTACACCCGCATCCGGGCGCGCCAGCTCATGATCAAGGTGTCCTCAGACACTATCGGGGTTGCGTGGCAGCTTGGCTCCCCGCGCCTTGACATGCGTACGGACGGTCGCCGATGAGCGGCCTGCTTCGCCCATTCCGCGCCCCGGCACTTCCCCTACCGGGAGAAACGTACACCCGCGAGCGGTTCGACCTGTTCAACAACGTCCTGCGTATCTACTTCAACCAGTTGGACAACGCGATCGGGGCGGCGCTCGGGTCGCTTGGCGGGCAGTATCTGGACTTCCCCTATGCGGCCATCCAGCGAACAACCAACGTCACATTTACCGCCAACACGGCCACGCAGATCACGTTCGACCAGAACGACTTCCTGAACGGCTGCACCAACGATGGCACGGACGGGATCAGCGTGGCGCACACTGGGATATACAACTACCAGTTCAGTGTGCAACTGAAGAACACCAACACCCAGATTCACTCGGCGTGGATATGGCTGCGGGTCAACGGGGTCGATGTTGAGGGTACCGGCAGCAAATTTGACGTTATCTCTAGCCACGGGGGCACTCCGGGGTATATCATTGCGGCGTGCAATTTCTACGTCTCTCTGAACACCGGCGACACTGTGGAAATGTGGGCGGCTGTTGACAACACGAACGTCAGTTTTGAGGCTGCCCCTGCGCAGACCAGCCCGTTCCCGATGCCTGCCATCCCGTCAGTGGTGGCTACACTCACGTTTGTGAGCCAGAAAGGATAAGCGCGTGAGCCCACAAGAGATATTGGCAGAAGAGGCAAGGCGGCACGGAAAGCGGCCCGGGGCTCTCCTGCATGGGTTGGCCGTTGCAGAAAAGACGCGAGGGGCGTTCCTTTTGCACGACAACAACAGCGTGGTTTTTCTTGATCCGATCGACAAAGCGCGCACGGAGTACGCTGTCCATTTGGCAACCACCGACAACCCAAATGGGGTTGTTCGCAGCGTGCAAAAGTTTCGCCAGCAAATCTTTGGTACGCCCGGACTCAAACGCATATACGGCACCTCAGACGACCCACAAGTACAACGCATGTTGCGTATTGCCGGGTTAAATGTTTTGAAGTCGGATAAACCCAAATTTGCGTGGATGGCGGAGGAATAATATGAGTTTCTTTGGAGGGGGTAGGGACGACTACACCGACAGCGCTCCGCCGCTTGGGTTTTCCGATGAGTGGGTAAATAACCAGCTTAAAAACGGCTCTGGCGTTGATCTGCTCACCGCCCAGATTCTGTCGCAGAAGACCTACGACAAGTGGACCGGGGAGGGCTTTGGCTCTATCTATGAAAACGCCCGGTCTATGGCCCAAAGTTTGGCCAGCTCTGGTATTGAACGGCTGGAGGACTTTGGAAGGCGAACCGTAGAAGTGCAGGAGTTTTACGCTGACGAGTACGGTAGCGGGTACAACACAGTACAAAAACCCGAGTTCTACAACAAGAAAACTGGCCAAGCAGTTCGTGGAGACGCCCAAACCGACAACACGTTCAACAAGACATGGGCCGGAGACGGTTCGACTACGTTCAACGTGAAGTTTAACGACATGGGCATGCCCGTGTTCTACTCCCAGTACGGCGGGTCAAGCAGCGACTGGGGCGCGATCTCATCTATTCTGAGCTTTGCATCGTTCATCCCCGGGATTGCGCCGTTTGCTGCGGCGCTAAATGCCGTGGGTAACGCATACCAAGGGAACACGACTGGCGCGGTATTGTCCGCGCTGGCCGCCGCTGGCAGTTTTGGTTCGCAATACGGCTCGGCTGATGCTGCGGCCGGGAGCGCTTCTGGATTTCAATCCGTTGCGGACTTCTTTGCGCGTAACGCCGGGGCCATCAAGACCGCGCAGCAAAGCGTCGCTGCGCTTAACGCGCTCAAGCAAGGAGACCTTGCGGGGATTATCGGCAGCCTCACAAACCTTGCCCCGCAAGTTGGCGTCACTATCCCTTCGGACCTTATCAAACCCATCTCTGCCGCTGCAACCGCTTCGGCAATCAGTAGGGGGGACTGGTCCGCAGCAATGGCCGCTGCTGGGACTTTGGTGGACAATCCCGCCATGCGGCAAGATTTCAAGCTTGCCGAGAACGCTACCAATGTGATCAATGCCGTCAAGAGCGGCAACCCCGGGGCAATCTTCTCCTCCGCTCTCGGTTTTGCACGGCAAGCCGATCTTGGCTCCCCTACGCTCCAGTCGATTTCCAAGAGTTTTGGGGTGACGCTTTCTGAGGATCACGCGCAAAAGCTGGCCACCCTGCCGGTTGACTCTCAAGAGTTTCAGAGTTTGTCGCAAGACATTGCCAAGTACCAGCAGAAAGTGGTCGCCGACGCCGAAGACGAGTACGAATCTCTCTTTGGCAAGAAGATGTCAAAAGAGGCGCTGGATTCGCTGACCCGCACGGGGGACATCGCTGGGTCTATCCGGGCGATCTCGGACTCTCTGGAAGGCGCGGACGAAAACGCAAAGTCTACTGTCCTGACCAAGCTCGACAACAGTGCAGAGGACGCACTGGGGTTCTTGGCGGACTACAAGGAAACGTCGTTTGATGAGGCAAAGAGCCTCATGCGAGACCTTGGGTACGCCGATCCTACCGACGACGAAGTGTCTCAGTTTGCGGGAACTTTTAACGAAGGCGCGGCCAGAACTCGGGTGCAGGATTACCTTGCCTCCCTTGAAGCGCAAAAGCAGCCCCCCGTGGAAGTGCCCGGAGTCAGCGAGCTTGAGAAGATTCTGAACTACGACAAGGCGGGTACCCAAACTGCCAAGAGCAATTACGCCGGTGAGTTTGCCGGGATGTACTTCGATCCATCGTACGTTGCGGCCGATGGCAGCATTGGCACGTACCGCATGGCTGAAACCGCCACGGATGCCGGAGGCGCAGCGGGCGGCGCAGGGGAAGAACCTGACACGACCCCCGACAATATTGATGCTGGTGGTGGCTGGAACCCGGGGAACGTAACCCCGCAAAGCCCCGAACAGCCGGTAACTACCCCTGAAGACACAGAGGTGCCGCCGGTTATCTTGCCGGAGCCCGAACCCGAGGTGCCGTCGATTGAAGACATCATCCGGGAAGTCACGCCTCCGCAACCTGAGCCTACGCCTGTTGAGCCTGCGCCTGTTGAGCCTGCGCCTGTTGAGCCTACGCCTGTTGAGCCTACGCCTGTTGAGCCTGCGCCCGATACTGTTACGCAAGAAGAGCTTCTCGCGGGGCTTGGGGAAACAAAAGACGCGCTGGGCTCGCAGATCGGTGGAGTGCAGGATGAGGTCGATAGGCTTGCGGACCAGCTTGGGCTGACGAAGGATGACCTGCTTAAGGAGCTGGGAGTCACTGAAGACGAGCTGAAGGGTCAGATTGCGGCTCAAGGCAGCGAGCTCGGCTCGCAGATCGGTGGAGTGCAGGATGAGGTCGATAGGCTTGCGGACCAGCTTGGGCTGACGAAGGATGACCTGCT